CTCCGAAGATGGAGAAAATGGTAGTTTTATCAAATATTAAAAAGAGGCTATAATGGCTAAGAATTATAAAGAGTACGCTTATTTCGAAAACCGTCCAGACATCGTTAAAATCTTTGACGATCTCGAGGCATTCCACAACTACTGTCGATTGGAAATGTTTCCATTTGATGAAAGCTTTCTCTATAACAGAGATAGTTGGGCGTGGCGGAATTTCGATAAAAGTCGACGTCCTAAGAAACCTTGGACTGGTGAACGTAAACCTTACCAAGGAAAGAATCCTAAGTACACGCAAGAATGACAATATTTTTAGTCGACTTAGAAGCAGTTGAGACAAGGTACACGGGTCAATGGAAGACTCATGTACCTAACCTATTACGAAAGGCAGGACACAATGTTCAAATTATTTCCGGACCTGAGGATATTCCGAGTGCTACCACTCCTGGGGCTTTTCTCAATTTTGGTGGAACTAACATATATAAAGCTAGTCAAGTTGAGCAGATGGGCCGTTTATTTTGTAACGGATCCGTTCATCCCGGCGATCACTTTATTTTTACTGATGCTTGGCACCCTGGTATCATCAACTTAAGGTATATGAGTGAGTTATTGAACATACCAATAACAACACATGGACTTTGGCATGCTGGTAGCTATGACCCTCAAGACTTTTTAGGAAGACTAGTTGGTAATAAACCTTGGGTACGTAACGCAGAAAAAAGTTTCTTTCACGCATTTGATCACAACTACTTTGCTACAAATTTTCATATTAAAATGTTTGTTACTAATCTACTCAATGATTATCCTACAGAAAATCCTTGGTTAGAAGAAGATCTAGCAGATATTATTGCCGGTGAAGATCCTAGATTTGTGCGTACTGGTTGGCCCATGGAATATATGGAGGATACACTATTGCCATATAAAAATATGACTAAACGTGATCTTATCTTGTTTCCACATCGCATCGCTCCAGAAAAGCAAGTTGAAATCTTCCGTGATCTAGCACATCATTTACCTCAGTATGAATTTGTAGTGTGTCAGGATCAACAACTAACAAAAAATGAATATCATAATTTGTTAGGCGAAGCCAAGATGGTGTTTAGTGCTAACTTACAAGAAACACTAGGCATTAGTTGTTATGAAGGTGCGGTGGTTGATGCTATTCCTATGGTTCCGGATAGACTTAGTTACACAGAAATGTATTACGACACTTTCAAGTATCCTAGTGTATGGACTAACGACTATGATACATACACAGTTTACAGACCAGATTTATGCCGTAAAATTATAGAACACATGGATAATTATTCTACTAGAATACCTATCATACACAAACAAGCAAGGGATCTGCATGACAACTTCTTTAGCGCAAATAGATTGCTCAGTAACATCAAGTAACTTAGTAGGATTTTCCGCACAGGAGGTAGGTACTCTACTACCTGATACCGTTACATTAACTAATACTGGATCTAGTGTATATGCTGGATCTGGTCTTGGTGGATATTCTAGCGGATCTACAATTACTATTAGTAACGGCGGTAACATGACTGGCGCTATCGGTACAGGTTCAACCTTTACTATCGGCGGAGCAGGATCTGAATTCAAATGGAAAACTCCCGAGGAGTTTGTGGACGCATTTCCAGACTTTGATCGTATTCAAAAAATGTGCGAACAATATCCGGGCTTAAAAATAGCATACGAAAAATTTGTAACAACTTATAAACTAGTGAAAGACCACTATGATACTCCAGAAGATCAGAGACCGCTTCCTTAATTGGCTCGAGCGACATGACCGAAAACGAATTATTATGGATCGTACAGAAAACGAACCGTACTTGGAACGATACTATGTGCTGTTCAAAGAACGTGTGACGTTTCCATATAACATATTTTTACATAAGTTTTTAAAATCAGATCCGGATGATGTTCACGATCATCCCTGGAACTACTTTACTATTATTCTTGCAGGCGGCTATTACGAATGGGTCGCTCAATTCAATGAAGATGGAATCAAAACATGCGAAGTACGACACTGGCGTGGACCTGGTAGTTTTCGATTTGGTAACACACATACCTTCCATCGTATTGAACTAGTAGAAGGTGTGACACCGTGGACCTTGTTTTTTGTTGGTAAACGCCAACGTGAGTGGGGATTTATTGTTAAAAATAAATGGATCCACTTTGAAAAATATTTAAGTGATAGAAAGAATGGCCTACTTCCCAACAACTAATACATCTGCTACCAGTTTTCCCGCAGGACAAATTTATACCACTACAGGAACTGGCACAGCTAATTGGATTACTCCAAATAACTACGACCAAGTACTGACAGTTAACGCAGGCAAAAGCCATCCTACACTTGAAGTCAAAGGTGATCTAGTAATTAACGGCAGGAATTTAGAAGAACGGTTGAACACAATCGAAAAAGTCTTGCAAATTCCCGAAAGAGATGTTAAACTAGAAAAGAAGCATCCAAAGTTAAAGAAATTGTATGATGAATACATTACAGCATTGGGTAAGTATAGAACATTTGAAGCAATAAAAGGAGATGAAGATGGAACTACATGAGTCAGTTAGAGATAGCTATAAAGAAATGGTTATCAAAGAACACCCGGGTTTTCGTTTAATATTAAAGAAGCACGAAGTACTAAGTCCTAAAGGCCTGTTTAGTATCAATATGGTTCAAGAAAGTTTAAAAGATGGTGATGTTGTTGATTCGCAATGTTATAATTATTTTATGACTAAAGATGAGTTATCAATTTTAGCACAGGCATTAACAGCATGAGAGATACTAGATTAGAAGAGCTATACAATAAGTATCTAATGATTACTGATCAGATGGTTGCCGAATATGATGCGATGGAAGTTGCCGCTATTATGATGGCGCAGGCTCTAAGCATTTATAGAACCGGGCTAGATGAAATTGACTATAATAAAATGGTTGATAGTATTTCATCTAATAGAGATAACGTTAAAAAATTTACGCCTACAATTATACAATGAAAAAAATATATTACACTTGGCAACAAGTAGAAGGTGCATGTTTAGATCTAGCTAGACAAATATATACAAGTAATTGGCGGCCTGATTACATTGTAGGTATAGGACGGGGCGGGTTAATTCCCGCTAATCTTTTGAGCCAGTACACTGGTGTAAAAATGTGCAGTCTAGATATTAGTCTTAGAGATGGCGGAGACACTGTTAGTAACTGTGGCATGGCTGAAGATGCGTATGACGGTAAAAATATCCTTATTGTAGATGATATTAACGATCAAGGATCGACTATTGCGTGGATAAAACAGGATTGGCGTTCTAGTGCATTACCTAGTGCTATACGTTGGGACAACGATATATGGCATAAAACAGTTCGATTTGCCACACTCACTAACAATCTAGCTAGTAAAGAAGAGGTCGATTATTCAGTATGGGAAGTCAATAAAGCAGAAGAAGATTGTTGGCTTGTTTATCCTTGGGAGGATTTTTGGTTATGACATCAGCATTAATTAAACTTATATTAGGTATTACCTTAATTATAATTGCCGTTCTTGGCGGGCCATTGGCAGGTATTTGGAGTTTGAATACTCTATTTCCAATACTAGCAATACCATATACATGGGAAACTTGGTTGGCATTCTTACTAATATTTGGTAGTGCTACCGGATTAAAATTTGGAATTAAAAAATGAGACAAGTTGATCAATTAACTGAATTAACTGTAGAACAGTTAGAAGAAAAAATAAAACAAGTTGCCGCTGATATTAAACAGATGCAGAGCAACGGAAATGATAAACAATCGTTAGTTCTAACTGACTACAAAGAGTATTTAGAAGAAGAACTTACAAATCTTAAAAATGCAAAAAAAACATCGTAGAGTAGGTACACTTGCCGCTAAAGACCAAGGACGTATTCACATTGTAAGTATTCCCTGGAAGGGGCAATCTAACTATTGGTGGAATGAAGCATGTGCCGATGTGTTAGAAGTATTCGGGTTACCCGGTGACAGATTCACTAGTCACCCGACTGAAGATAAAATGGACTTTTATTTTAAATCAAAAAAGGATGCCGACTTATGTCGAATACTAATATCGGAAAAAATTTAGATTTTATAGCAGTATTAATTTTAGGTGCATTTACCTTAGCATTTCTTATATATTGGAATTTATCGCATCCACATATAACTGTTAGATATGATTGTTCGATAGCTGAAATTAGTCCCGACTATCCTATCCCTGTAAAAGAAGCTTGCCGGAAACTTCGAGCAGATAATTCCTTGCAAAAACCTAAATAAACCTATATAATAGTACAAAGACATCCACGTCATTAACTCGGAGAAATTGAATTGACCACATTTACAACAGAAGATTTACAAAATGTCCTTGCTGGTGCAGAACAGCAAGGCGACGATGATAAAAATTATAAAGAAGCATATCTAGCAGATGTTATCCGCTTTAAGATGAAACGTGATCGTAAACGTTTCTGGGCTGGGGATAATATTAGTGATTATCTACACGAAGGTGATAAAGAACAACTAATCAACGATGCCGCAGAAGCATTTGAAACAGTTCTTGATCGATTACTAATTGATCGTGAAAACGATCCTAATAGTAAGGGTACTGCACGTCGTCTTGCTAAAATGTATTTTAATGAAATTATGGGAGGTCGATATGATCCAGCACCAGATTGCACAGCTTTTCCAAATGATTCAGAGGATAGATATGAAGGTATGCTTGTTGTTCGTAGCGAACTGCGTTCTATGTGTAGTCACCATCATCAGCCTGTGTCTGGTGTTGCTTACATCGGAATCATCGCCGCTAATAAACTTATTGGCCTGTCTAAATATACTAGGATCGCTCAGTGGTGTGCTCGTCGTGGCACACTTCAAGAAGAACTTTGTAACGACATCGCAAGAGAAATAATGAAAGCTACTGATAGTGAAAATGTTGCAGTATATATTCAAGCAACTCACGGATGTTGTGAAAATCGAGGCATTATGGCACACTCAAGTCTAACACAGACTACTGTACTCAAAGGTGCGTTCAATGCTGATGGCAATACAAAGAAGGAGTTCTTTGACAATATTAAACTACAACAGGAGTTTGCCCCAAGATGACAACAGCTAAAGACCTAACCGATCAACTAATTAATCGTGCAAAAAATTTACAAGAATTTGTTGTAGAACGAGAGTTTGATGATGTTCCATTAACTGGAGTGATTAAATTCGATATACAGCATACTCGTGGAAAACCTGCTAGAATTTTTGTTCCTGCACTTACACAGCAAGAAGCAGAAGATATGGTCGACGAGTGGTTCGAGGAAATGCGATGAAAAAACTACTTGCTAGGATTGCTAGTGAGGTGTTATACTACTTAGGGCACTGGATTAGTTTTCCAATGCAGTGGTTTGATTGGGGTTGGATTTATCCAACCTATAACCGTTTAATGTGTTGGAGCAGTAACATTCAAGATTGGGCAGGAAATAATAAGCCATGGGAACAGGCAAAGGAACAAAATGAGTAAAATTAAAATAGCAGAATTATTTTATAGTATACAAGGCGAAGGACGTTACATGGGTGTACCGTCTGTTTTCTTGCGTACATTTGGTTGTAATTTTAAATGTGCAGGATTTGGTATGCCACGTGGTGAACTAAGCGAAGAAGCAGGTGTACTAGCAGACAAACAAGAAAAATATGCTGAGTGGAAAACCTATAACGAGCTTCCGTTAGTTAGTACAGGTTGTGATAGCTATGCCAGTTGGCATCCTAGTTTTAAAGATCTAAGCCCTGTAATGGAAAGTGAAGGCATCGTAAATCGCATTATGGAAATCCTGCCGCACGGAGAATGGATTGATGAGCATTTAGTTATCACAGGCGGTGAGCCATTACTAGGATGGCAACGTGCTTATCCTGACTTGCTAGACAATCCTAAGATGGCAGGATTGAAAGAAATTACATTTGAAACTAACGGTACTCAACGATTGACTCCAGAATTCAAACGTTATTTACATGACTGGTATAACAAACATAGTGAAGTTACATTCAGTGTGAGTGCCAAACTTCCTTGCTCAGGTGAAAAGTGGGAAGATGCTATTTGTCCTGATATTGTTTGTGAATATGAAGAAGCTGGATATACGTATTTAAAATTTGTTGTTGCAACAAAACAAGACTTAGCAGATGCTGAACGTGCAGTTGATGAATATCGGTTAGCAGGATTTAATGGTCCTGTATATATTATGCCTGTTGGTGGTGTTGAAAGTGTTTACGCTTTGAACAATCGAGCAGTGGCAGAAATGGCAATGCAAAAAGGGTGGCGATACAGCGATCGACTGCAAGTGCCACTGTTTAAAAATGAGTGGGGGACTTGATGATTAAAAATTTATTTAAAAAATGGCTCGGCATTGACAAGCTACAAGCCGAAAAAGACGCTCTTCAAATCGTGAGAGATAAAGCAGTTGCCGAAACTGTATTAGCCCAACAAGCAGAAGAACAGGCTAAAATGGATCCAAAAGCTCGTGCTACTGCTCGAGGTGAGCCTTGGGTGGCTGTTTTAGATACTCATGTTAATAAAGAAAATGTTAGGAATGGCTTTTTTGAACTTGACTGGAACCCAGAGTTTATAGTACAATTGAAACAAGCTGGATATGGTTTTGATGGTGATCCAGACGAAGAGATCGTAGATCGCTGGTTCAGAGATTTGGCTAGTAATATGCTAGTAGAAGAAGGTCAGAATCCGGTCCGCGGTGCAGGTTATATTAACGTAAGTAGATTGCCCAATGGCAAAGCGCAGGTAGAATGACACATATTATAGTTGATACTGCTAACACGTTTTTTCGTGCTAGACATGTGGTGCAAGGTAGTGCTGACATTAAGTTGGGTATGGCCTTTCATATTACTTTCAATAGCATTAAAAAGGCATGGCAAGACTTTGGCGGTAGCCATGTAGTGTTCTGTCTCGAAGGTCGTAGCTGGCGTAAGGACTACTATAAGCCTTACAAGGCTAATAGGCAAGAAACTCGTGCGGCTATGACTCAAAAAGAACAAGACGAAGACAAATTGTTCTGGGAAGCATTTGACGAGTTTAAAAACTTCATTACAGAAAAAACTAATTGTACTGTAATGCAACATCCTAACCTTGAAGCAGATGATTTGATTGCAGGATGGGTGCAAGCACATCCAGATACTAAACACGTAATTATTAGCACCGATGGAGATTTTGCACAACTTATTAGCCCTACGGTTAGCCAATATAACGGTGTGGGCGACTTACATATAACACACGAAGGAATCTTTGATGCTAAAGGTAAACCTGTTAAAGACAAAAAGACGGGCGAGCCTAAGCCTGCACAAGATCCAGAATGGATGCTATTCGAAAAATGCATGCGGGGCGACACAAGTGACAATGTCTTTTCAGCTTATCCAGGTGTACGTACGAAAGGGACAAAGAATAAAGTTGGTCTCCAAGAGGCATTTTCCGATCGTAAGACTCGCGGATATAATTGGAACAACCTCATGTTGCAACGTTGGGTAGACCATAATGGTTTAGAACATCGTGTCTTAGAAGATTATCAACGTAACGTACAACTATGCGATCTTACAGCACAACCTGATGATGTTAAAGTTAAAATTAAAGAAACAATTGAAGCTAATGCCGTAGCTAAAGAAGTTAGCCAAGTCGGTATTCGAATGTTAAAATTCTGCAATGCATGGGATATGAAAAAAATTGCTGACAATATTCAGCAATATGCAGAACCATTTCAAGCAAAATATCCAGAGAAGGAAACTATATAATGGCAACTAAAGAAAAAGAAAAAGAAGCATCATGGCCTTTTTAGTCCGTAATCTAATTAAAAAATTATTTCAAGGTGGTTGTGCAGGCAACTGTAATCAAGGCAGATTGCCTTGCGATTGTAAAGGAAAAACAAAATGACAGAGATACACGCTAAACCTATTGTAGATGGTAAATTTTGGATTGTTGAAAAAGACGGCAATAAAATTGCCACCTTACATAAAAAAGAAAACAATAGATTTGTATTAAGTAGTACCAACGGTGAAGTTATGTTTAATAAAAAACAAGACCTTACTAAACAATTTGGAGAGGGTTTCTTTTTATCTAGTGTTAAAGTTAAGGTTACCCAACCAGATGTGTATGAGTGCCACGGTTTCCCAACTAGTTGTCGTCCATATAATGCTATGTACGATGTTCGACGTAAACTTCCGTTGTTTACTAAATCAAATGCCAGCAAAAGTTTATACTGCGCCGGATACTATGTAATTAAATTTGATAAAGGTTGGGTTAAGAGCTTTATCACTAAAGCAATTACTATTGAACGTTATCCTAGTAAAGGTCCTTTTAAATCAGAGATAGAAATGAATATGGTACTTACAAATGCAAAATCAGATTAATCTAACACCTATAACACAATTTGCACAACTTTTACGTGCGGCAGAATTAGGCCAGGCAAGAGAAGTTAAAATACCTATTCAACAGGCTAGGCTAATGAATTTAGCCTTTGTTGAACTAATGGAACAAGTACGTCAAGACTATGAAAGTATGTTTAATCACCTTAAAAAGAGTACAGACACTGAAGTAGTATCTGTTACTATGGATGGCGGTGGTTTCGAAGAAGCAAAATAGGATAAATATATGCGTATATTACTAGGACGCATATCATGTCAAGACCTAAACCAAAAATATTGCTCGAACACGTTAATAAAAAAACGTATAAAGCAGAGCAAATTTTAGAAGCCGAAGCAATTTGGGCTGTATTCTATAAGAACGAGCCATTTAATTTAAAGAGCTTTAATAGTCTCACCTCATATCCCGGACCTAAGTATAAAAAAGTTTCTTTTTCAAATCCCGGGCATGCACATCATCTAGCAAAGAAATTGAATCTTACATTTGGTACAGAAGATTTCCAAGTGGTTATGTTGACTAAAGGTACTATTTTAAAATGATAGGCCGAGATGCTCTTACTAAGATATTTCTCCAACAATGGGGTAAGAGTATTGACGATGCTAACTTAGAACTTTATAATCGTCAATGGTGGCAGTCAAATCGATCGAACAAAAAAAATACATTTAGACTAAGTGATGATGGCTATGAATTTTTAGTTGGAACTTTGGAACTTAAAGAATACGAAATTCCATTTACAGAACCAATCGAATTGAGTCCACAAACCATTATCTTTTTGGAAAGATACATTGACAGCCCTTACTATCTTACAAAGCAAAGTATTACCGTTTTTTCCGAACGAAAAAGTTTTGAGCTTTTTATGTTTTCAGATGACATACGTAAATTTGGACTAATTAAAGCGATGAACGAGCGTGAAAAAGAATTAGATAGTTCAAAAACTGATTGACAAACCTATCGGGTTGCAGTATAATACTTACATACAGCAACAAAACTCAACCTCAACTTAAAGATAGGAAACACAATGAGCGAAGTAGTTAGCCGCACAGTAGGTCCAAAAGGTGCTAAAAAATCCCTACGCAAAGCGTTTAAAAATAAACGTCCAATTTTTATGTGGGGTCCTCCCGGAATTGGTAAATCAGACATTATCAAACAACTTGGTACAGAGCTAGAAGCTCATGTAATCGATGTACGTTTGAGCCTGTGGGAACCTACCGATATTAAAGGTATTCCATATTTTGACTCAAACACTAGTAAAATGGTTTGGGCTCCTCCTAGCGAACTGCCAGATGCAGAGCTAGCCAAAAAACACAAAACTATTATTTTGTTCATGGACGAATTGAATAGTGCCGCACCTAGTGTACAAGCCGCGGCTTATCAACTTATTTTGAATCGTAAGGTTGGTACTTATCAACTTCCAGACAATGTTGTAATGGTTGCCGCAGGTAATCGTGAAACTGACAAGGGTGTTACATTCCGTATGCCTGCTCCACTAGCTAACCGTTTCGTTCACTTAGAGCTTGCGGTTGATTGGGACGACTATTTTGAGTGGGCTGTTGAAAATAAGATCCATCAAGATGTTGTTGGTTTTTTGAGTTTTTCTAAAAAGGACTTGTACGATTTTGATCCAAAATCTAGCTCACGTGCTTTTGCTACTCCACGTAGTTGGTCTTTTGTTAGCGAATTGCTTACAGATGACGATACAGACGCAGATACACTAACTGACCTAGTTAGCGGTTCTGTAGGTGAGGGTCTTGCTATTAAGTTCATGGCACACCGTAAACACGCCAGCAAAATGCCTAATCCTACAGATATTTTGAGTGGTAAAGTTACTAAAATGGACTCAAAAGAAATCTCGGCAATGTACTCTTTAACCGTTTCACTATGTTACGAATTGAAAGATGCATGCGACAAGAAAGCTAAAAATTGGAGTGATCAAACTAATAACTTCTTCGAATATATGATGAATAATTTTGAAACAGAATTGGTTATTATGGGTACCAAATTGGCTTTGAGTACTTACAAATTGCCGCTAGATCCAGATGAAATCAAATGTTTCGACACGTTCCATGCTAAATATGGCAAATATATCAGCGCCGCTACCGAAAAAGATAGTCGTAAATAATTTGATTTAGCACTATTTGACACCTCCTCCGGGAGGTGTTATAATATATACATATAGTAAACAAAGGAGCAAAGATGTCACACGTAGACCCAATCATAGATAAAATCATTGTAGCCCGAGTAGGTCTACTGCTTCGTCATCCGTTTTTTGGTAATATGGCTACACGCCTAAAAATTCAAGAGGCCGAAGAATGGTGCGGTACTGCCGCAACTGACGGTCGTGCAATTTATTTTAATCGTAAATTTTTCGAACCATTATCAGTTAAACAAGTTGAATTTGTAATTGCACACGAAATTTTACATAACGTGTTTGATCACATGAGCCGTCGTGAAAGTCGTAATCCACGTATATTTAATATTGCCGCTGACTATTGTGCTAACGGACAAATCGTGCGTGATCGCATCGGCGATCACAATATCGAAGGTATCAAGATTTTCCATGATCCAAAGTACTATAACATGAGTGCTGAGGAAATTTATGACAAAATTTTTGATGAAATGGACGAAGAAGAACTTAACGCTCTTGGTCAATTACTTGACGATCATATTGATTGGGGAGATAAAGATGGTAAGGGTAATCGCCCTAGCTATTCTAAAGAAGAACTAAAACAAATCCGCGATGAGATGCGTGAAGCAACTGTACAAGCCGCACAGGCCGCTGGTGCTGGTAACACACCGGCAAGTATAGCACGTAT